TGAGGATGCCATAGGAACTGTCCGCGCTTGAGGTCTCTTTTAAAGAGCCCTTCCTCAGATCTCTTACGAGCTGAGAAGCGCCGCAGCAGGTCATCCTTAAGAAGCTTGGGCTTAAAAGCCCACGACTCAAAAGAGAGACCCGTCCAACCCTTCTTACTGTGAATAAAGGGCCCCACTTGCGTGGAAGACCAATTATCGCAGATAAGAACCCCATCACCGTAACCATCCGGACCAAAAATCCGTAAGGAAGGGTGAATAAGGGACTCGAAGAAAGAACATTGCTGAACGTCACCACGCCTATAGAAGAAATTTCTCAGGCGAAAGACGTCAGCTCCGTTCAGAACATCATCGAGGAAAGTCGGCCGAACCGGAAAACCAGAAACGTAGTCCACCCCACAGGATTCCCTGAAGGGGCCCTTCCAGAAGCTCTTCTTTGTGTTCGGTTCGAAGCCTAGGTCCTTAAGGACCTTGACTAAGAAGTCACACGCTGAAGCGGGGACGACGATGTCATCCCCGTAGACGACAACAGGCCTCCAGGAGTCAACCTGGAGATCTGTGACCGACTGGGCAAGAGCCCAGAAGATCAGAGTCTCAAGCGGAAAAGTGAAACCGTTACCCATTGACGAACATTTCTCCAATATAATTGGAGTGCCGTCGACCACAGCCGTATCACTACGGAATGTATCGATCAGGCACATCCACTCCTCTGAAAGGAGGTGACGCACCAAACCGAGAGCAACAGTATCAGACGCGCTAGATAGATCGAGTGTCCCGAAAAAACCGGAGACACTACCGTAGAGGGCTCGACGCTGGTTTAGAGTTTGATCACGAAGATCAATTCCACAACCACGAAGAACCTTCTTTTGCATAATATCGCCAAGGCCGTTTTGGAACATAGAGTTCCACTGCGGCTCGACGCAAATGCCACGATCTATTTTGCAAGTTTTTGGTACGAAGGCCTGTTTGGAATGATGGACTGGAACTTCTAGGTCCATAATACCTTTTTCGCTATCGGCAAGGAATAATTGATTCCCTAAGTGATAAGCGTGCAGAGCGTTCGGACTACATGCGGGCACTGCATCTAGCTTCAGAGCTAGGCAGGCCACTGTTTTTCGGACCTGCGTCGAGGCCCCCGGTCCGAATCTGGGCCGGATCTTCTGGATCGAAGGAGCGTCTCCGAGTACTTGAGCGATTTTTCGTCG